CATCTAATATCCCGTAAGTTTTACAAGCCCACTTACGTGTGAGCCTGTAATACTTAAGGATATTCATTTCACGCAAATCTTGCGCGGTTAATCTCAATTGCTATTAAGATACAGCTAGAGATGCAGCAGTGTCAAATACACCTGAAATATGCCAAGCGTCTCCTTCATAAACACACTCGAAAAAGTCACCAAGTTTAAAATCATCACTTGCTATAACTGCAGATGTACTTCCTAAAGCGTGCTCAACAGTACCACCATTCTGAACTGTTACACCATAAAAAGCACCAGCAATAGTAATAGTGTGAGATCCATTTGCAGCTTCAGCTATAAATTTATAGTTAGCTCCATCTACTGGAGATGAAGGTAAAGTAATTGTAGAGTTAGCACCAGTTGTTGGAACTAATACAACACTACCAGACTGAGCGTTTGTAACAGCAATATCATTAGAACTGAATGCAGCGTCAATAATATTTTTAAACGTACCAGCACCTGAATCTACAGATATAGAAGATACAGCTGTAATATTACCGTGTAAATACTTACTGTTTTGATCATCAGCAACTACAGTCATACTAGATCTAGCCTCAGCTACAGCACCAGCTAAAAGTTCCATCATTTCTTCTTCTTTACCAGCAGTTACAGTTAATACAACTGCATCTGTACTAGTAGCAGTAGCTGAAGCACCTTGACCAAGAAATCTAAGTGTTATAGCTGCTGTTGACGAGGACATACTTGATAAGTTGTCCGCGTAGTTTGCATAAGACGTGTCTGACGCATTATGAAACACTAACATGTTTTTTCCCATTTTAATTTTTTTTTAGGATTAATAATAATTGTTTGTTGTTTATGGTTTGTGGATTAAGGATTATGGTTTAGGTTTAATCTATCAATACTACATCCATTGATCGGATTACGTAGTAAAGAGTTTCTTTATACTGAACTCCATGTCCAGCATGTTTATCATAATAGACAATATCATTGTCTTTAACACCTTCTACAAGGTTACCGGTTGATATTACTTTAGCTTTTATATACCTATTATCTGCATCTACGTCTTCTGTAAGTATAAGCCCACCAACTGTCTTTGGCCCTTGTTTTATTTTTTGTACTATTATATAGTTATTTACTGCTTGCATCTCCTCTCATGTTTGAAATTATACAATCAGCGGATATAATAGTAGTTACAACACTTACCGCATTTTTAAGTGCTGACTTGGTAACAAGTACAGGATCTATGATACCAGCTTGTATCATGTCAGACTGTGTACCATCATTCACATTTATTCCCACGCCATCTGCAGGTTCTGCAGCTATATATATACCAGCATTATCTAATATAGTGTGGTATGGAGATCTTATAGCATTTAATAATATTTTTTCAGCGTCATTATCTGCTATTATTTCTTGGGCAGCGTTTAATAATGCAATGCCACCGCCTGGAACTATACCTTCTTTCAATGCTGCCTTTGTAGCATATATTGCATCTTCAACCCTGTCTTTCTTTTCTTTTAATTCTACCTTAGAAGCAGCACCTACTCGCACTACACCTACTTTTCCAGACAACATAGCCAGTCTATCTTGTATTTTTTTCTTTAAAAACGGTCTATTTTCTTTTTTTATAGCTTTTTTAACGTTTTTTATACGTTCTGTTAAGTCATTACCAAGATCTATAGTAGTTATTACAGTATTTTTGTCATTTGTTACTGCTTTATCAGCTTTTCCAAGGCAATCTATAGTAATTAAATCCATATCATCGCCTAATTCTTCATTTATTACCGTTGCACCGGTTAAAAATGCTAAATCTTGCACTGTATCTTGCTTAGTTGGGCCAAAACCTGGTAAATCTATAATGTTTACCTTAATATTACCCTTTACTTTGTTCATCATAAGGGCTGATTTTAGCTGTTGATCAACTTGAGCCACTATAAGTAGCTCTTTTTTGTTCTTTATAACATGTTCTAGTATTGGTTGTATCTTACGTATGTTAGGTATCTCACTACCTACAATCAAAACTAACGGTTCTTCAAGCACAGCTTCATGTTTTTCAGTGTCTGTGACAAAATGTGGCGATGTAAGGCCACAATCAAACTGCACACCATCAACTACATCAACATATGTTTGCTCAGTTTCAGAGTTTTCCATAAAAACTACACCGTTTTTACCTACTTTTTCATAAGCTTCAGCAATAATCATACCAAGTTGGCGATCGTTATTGCAACTTATACTACTTACGTCTTCAAGCATACTACCTTTTACTTCAATTGCTTTGTCTGTAAGGTAGTTATTTACTTTTTTAAGTGCATCGTTTATACCGTTTTTAATAAAACGTATAGATAAGTCTTTATACTCATCTTTTTGCACTTCTTTTATCAGTGCTTCAGCAAGGACAGTAGCTGTAGTAGTACCGTCACCTGCTTCTCTCACTGTATTTTTAGCGGCCTCTTTAATTAGAGTTGCGCCGAGGTTTTCAACCGGGTCATATAAGACAACAGATTCTGCTACTGTTACTCCGTCTTTTGTAATGACCGGGTTGCCTCTGGCATCTTCGTAAATTACACATTTACCAGATGCTCCAAGAGTAGACTTCACCGCTTTCGCTAACTTATCTACACCCGCAATTATTTTATTTTTAGCGTCTTCACCAAAGTTTAGTTCTTTGATTAACTCGCTTGGGTGGTTATATTCCATTTAATTAAATTTAATTTGATTTATACTATTCGAATGTTTTGATTACTTTAGGACCTTTAGTTGCTTCAAGCTTTTTAGCAAAGTGATCAATGCTTCCATCAATCGCTGCTTCAGCGCCTTCTACAGTTTCACGTCTAGTAACATCATGCCATGTATCATTATCTACATGTTTACACTCTGTTTGGTAAAAACCATTAGCAAGTTGCGTTATCCTCCAGTTTTTTTTATCTGCAAGGTGTTGCCACTCTTCTATAGTTTTTTCATTCGGTTTTTGGTTGTACGTTGCCGTACTTTTGTAATATAAGTATGTCATTGGTTTTATTTTTGGTTAATACTTAGGTATAGGGTCTTTCCCTATTTTTTCTTTTTTCTTTTAAAAATTCTTTTTATAATTTTTTTGCCTTTAGTTTCTTTACCATCTATTGAAACGGGTGTTGGTGGTTCAACTGTTATAACAGGCTTTTTCTTTTTTCTAGCTTCTCTTTTTCTTCTTCTATCATCTTGTGTTTGAAGCTTTTCTCTTTTTTTATCTAACTTTTCTTTATCTTGTTGTTTTTTGTCTGCTTCAGATTGCGTCTTAGGTTCTATCTTGCTTAAACCATCTAAAAATCCAAGAGTACCCATACCTGTATAATAACCTCTAGCTTTACCTTTGCTACCAGCTATACCTTTATCAATACCTTTTTTCATCTGTCCAGCGGCCTCTATTAACACAGCATCTGGTGTAATTCTTTTGTTTTTAGCTGTAGCTATATTTTTAAGTGGAGACGTACCATCTCCAAAGCCGCTAAAACCTTTTAATTTAAATGGACCTTTTTCCATGTTATTCTGTCTTTGTACCACGACCAAAAAAGCCGCGATTATTTTTTATTGATACTCTTTTAACTCTACTACCATCATGATGCAAGTCTGAATCTGATCTTTGACCGATGCGTTGATTCTGTGCTTTTTTACGCTTTCTAACTGTAGTTTTAGCAGCAGCAATATCTCGTACTTTTTTAGCTGCAGCAGCCTTAGGGCTTAATTTCTGCTTTGTTAGTCTTATTGGTGATGATTTCATATAGTATATGATTACATAGTAAATTGATTATTTAAAAAGTGGACACAAGGCCCTTACTAGATAACTATAATAGGCTAATGTCCTAAAAAAAGTTATTACAAATTTTGAGGTATAGCGTAGCCCCCTCTCCCCCACCACGCTAGCACCAGGCAAAACTGTTTCTATCTAGCCCAGCCCCCCTCAGCATATTTGTTTTACAAATATTTTTTTTACATTTTATAAAATACTATTTTTTTATATACAAATTACATATGTCATTTTGTCTAAATATTTGACATTTTGTCATACACATTACACATACATTTATAAATATTTTACACATCAGATACGATACTTTATAGATAATATATATATAAAAAGAAATTACACAATGAGAAAAGTCGCGCAATGTATACACAAGTAAATTATCACACAAATAATAATACTACTTTTACATACTAAATACGATACTCAATAGATAATATAAATAGAAATAAAGTTTAATAAATAAATAAATAAAAATGAATACAATAAAGTCAAAAAGATTTGTAGTAAGAAAGTCACTAATTGGTACAAATACAATAATAGA